TCAGCGGGTTTCGAGCACGTCATTCTCTTCGTGCCGCAGGTTCTCGCTGCTTTCGAGGGGGAGGTGACTGTTGGACATCGCCCCGTTTTGGACCATCTCGGCGGGCGCGATGGCGTCTTTTTCGACGAGCACGGGAAAGACGCCCGGAATTACCGAAGAGCCCCGCGGGGTATATTCCCAGATCGTGGTGTCGGCGAGGCTTTGGGCGCCGCCACCGACAAGGTTGAAGCTCGGGAATTCGAAATAGAGGGTTTGGCCGACAAACTGAGCCGGCAGGACCTCCGCGAAAATGGGTCCGGCCAACAACAGAAATTGCGAGCCGGCCGGCAAATCGATCGCGTAAGTACCATAGAGCCCGCGATAAAGGCCGGTAAGCGTGTATTGGTTGGGGCCGGTCAGAGTTGCGTTGCTATATGACAGAAATTCGATGGCCCCCTGCGAGGTTCGCAGCGCACACAAAGTGGCGCCCGAAGCGGCCAGCTGCGACGAGATGCTGGTCAATTCGCCGCCGCTCTCGGCGAGGTTGACGGCAAGAGATGCGCCGCTCGGGCCGCAATCGGCGGTGCTGTAGCCCATCACCGAACGGCCGGCGAAAGAACCGAACCGGGCGAAACTTGTCCCATCGATCGAGACATAGATGTCGGCGCCACCCCAATTCGGGTTGAACGTGCCGGAATTCTGGCCAACCGCCGGACCGCCGCAGAGCCCGATCAAAAGATAGGGCGAGGTCAGACCTTGAGCCGCGAGCAATTGAGCCGTGGGTTCAAGGATAAAGGGCGGGTTTACCGAAGGGGCGGCTTGGCCGTAATTGGTTGCGGCCGCCTCGGAGGCGCCGGCCTGTTTGGGGTATGGAGTGGCGGTGCCGGCCCCCGCGCCTAAGGCGGTCACCGCCTCGGAAAACACGGGCAGCGGTTTAGAGGGCGGGTAAAGTACCGGGGCCGGTGAACCGAACCAGTCTTCTGCGGTGATCGAGAGCGTGCCCTCGTCATCCTCCTCGATGGCCGTGATGCGGACCGTCAAGGCTTGGGCGCCGAGCCATTTGTCGGTGATCTGAACCAGATCCATCGGTTCCAGCAAAATGTATTTCCAGCCCAGCTTGAAGCTGTAGCTGTTGCGGTAGAGAAGCTGGCGCTGCAAGGCAAGTTGAGCGGCGATCGTCGCCACGAAATAGGGGTCAACGATCGCCCGCGCCTTGATCGAAGTATCGCGGCGCACGCCGTAAAGATCGATGGCGCTCTGGTCGAAGGCCTCCGTGATATTGGTATTGTATGAGGTGCCGCGATCGGTGATCTCGAGCTGCACCATATTGAGGGCGTCGGCCGGGGTCGATCGCGTAACGTGCACCGGATCGTCGGTGAAACCACCGGTGATCGGACCGGCGCCAAGCCTGAGCGCCGGACCGCCCGGGGTGACGCCGAGATAGGCGCCGACCGATGATTGCTGCACAATGAAATCGTCGTCGCCGAGGCTGTAAACCGGCGTTGTGTTTGGTGTCCAGGAATAGGGCGCACCGGGCGCGCCGACCGTGATCGTTTCGGCACCGCTGGCCGAAGCCGAGATCGACGGCACAACACCCCGGGTTGCGACGATCATCAGCCCGTTGGTTGTCACACTCGCATAGATGCCGGCCGCAGCGAGGCTGCCATTTCCCGGATCGGCGACCGTACCGTCGCCGGTGATCAGCATGCACAAGGCGGCTCCCGCCGCGGCGTTCGAGACGATGTCGTTGGGGGTCAGATAATGCGAAAGTGTAATCGGCGAGCCCTCGAAGGCGCCCGAGAAGGTCAAAGTGAGCAGGTCGCCTTGGGCCAATTCGCCCGAAATCTCGATCGGGATATAGACCGCGGTCAAAGGCATATCGCCGCGCGGAATCACCTTCAACAATCCGCCTGACCAGACGACTTCGCTGTTGGTGACAGCGGCGATTTCGGCCAGGATCTGCGCTGCCGATTGCTGGGAATCGTAGACCGGCGCCAGCATCAAACCGGCGGCATTGCAGTAGAGGGCCCAATCGGCGAGGCTGTCGAGATTGGCGGGCGGAAACTCAGCTCCGTAGCGCGGGTTGGTCAGCAGATCCTTGACGACCGCGGCGGGGTTGGCATCGACCCCGTTGGGCGCGGTTCCCGCCTCGAGGCCGACGATTTCGACATTGAAATTCGGGAGTGCAGGGCTCGCGCCGAGTTGGTATTGGTCGCCGGTGAAGAACGCTGTCCCGGAATAGCCGATCGCATTGTTTGGATAGTTGGCCGCCCAGTAGGGATCGGCGTTCTGCCCGTCAGCTCCGGTTGCCGTGTAAGAGATCCCCGTCCCGCCTTCGAGGGTCGTGACCGTCTTGTTGTACCAGAGGAGGCCAAAGCCAACCGGACCCTGACAAAGCCCGGCGATAAAATCGACCTGGTACATGGTTTCGGACGGGCTCTTGCCGCCGCCCGCAACGCCCCCCTTGCCGCCCTTGCCCTTGCCGCCATTGGCGTTAAAGTTCTGGTAGTCGAGCAGGTTCACCGCGATCCGGTTGGTCCCGTAGACAAGCGGGATCACCGCACCCTTCTGGCTCGTCTGGTATCGGAGCGAGGCAACGATGTTTTTCTTTTTGGCCTCGCTGCCGAGACCCAGAATGCCGGTCATCCAGGAAAGCTATCGAGAAAGGGGGAAAGGAACCGCACGGGGCGGCGGCTTAGCAGCGGCTGGGTGGCGTCGCCGCGGATCACACCGCCGGCATGCCAAGCATGGATCACCTGCGGCCATTCGGTGATGATCGCACTGTGGGAAAAGCAGCGCCCGAAGCGGAACAGCGCCACATCGCCCGGCCCGGGCACCGCAACCTCTTGGGCGTAGCGAAGGATTCCGGCGAGGTAGCGCTCGGTCGAGCGGTGCAGATGCCAGTCGGGCGGGTAATAGGGCAGGTCGATTGCCGGCGCAACCCCGGCCGTGCAATAGACCGCAGCCAACAGCGTGAGGCAATCACAGCCCACGCCCTTCAGCCGGCCCATATGGTGATAGGGTGTTCCGAGCCAGCTCTCGGCCTCGGCAACGACCCGACGGCGAGGATCGGTCTCCACGGCTCAAGAATGCGGTGGGAAGTCGGGCGGATGCATCAAGGCTGCCCCCAACGTCGAAAATACCGAGGCCGCCGCCAGCAACGCTCCCGGCACAGTGTTCCAATCGGCCTTCGCCGCCACTCCCAATACCGCGGCCGCACACATGCAGCCCCACGCGGCAAGATAGGCCCACTTGTTCACGACTTTTTATATCGGGGTTAGGGAGCCGTGGCTGCGACGCCGTTCAATTGCTGCTTTAGCTGCCCGAGGCTTGTCGCCGCTTGGCTGACCACCTGGCTGCAGATCGCCAGCGGTGAGGCGGCTACCGCCGAGACTTTGGCGTCGACACCTTGGATCGAGCCGGTTGCGGCACAACCACCGAGACCGAGCGACGATGCGAGAATGACATTCAAACAAAGTGACCGTATCATCATTTCTCTTCCCTTTCTTCGCTAACCAAATCGCTGCACCCAAACGCGCTCCGCGCTCTGCGACCAAGTCGCCAAGTCGGCGAATTGACGGGCGAGGCGCGATGGCTGTGCGGGGAATGCCGCCGCCAAAACCGCAACGATGCCGCGCATGTTGGTCGCCTGCGCTTGCGCATAAGGTCCGAGCCAACCAATCTCAGGCGAGACCACGGTCGGCACTCCCGCCGCTACGCTGTCGGCGGCGACAATATTGAAGGTCTCGGACAGCGACACCTGCATCGAAAGGTCGATCGAACTGCGCAGATACGCCCGGAATGCGTCCCATGGTCGCCATGGCTCGGCGACCAGGACATGCTTCGCCCCGGGCGGCCCCGCCGAGCCGTCAAAAAGCGCCCGTAGATTGCGCCACACCGGGTCGCCGCCTTCGCTGCGACCGGCGTTGACGTGAAAATAGAGCCGTCGGCCAGTCTGATTGGCGAAGGTGATCGCAGCGATCGCCTGCGTCAGGTGGTTCTTTAACGGCCGCAAGGCGCCGAAACAGCCGATATGGATTTCGCCGCGGCGGACTGGCGGCTTGGGCCGTTCGACAATCGGGTGCGGCGGGTAGTAATTGGGGCCGTAGCTGACAAGCACTTCCGGCCGGCCGTAATCGGTCGCAACCTGGCGCAGATCGGCCATCGCGGTCCGCGCGTTGCACATAACCTCAATATCGCGTTCGAGATAGCCGGCTATCCACTGCATCGCTATTCCTTCACTCGCCAGAAAGGGCAGTTGCGAATGCAGCCGGACAATCCATTGCAGGCGGGGATAGAGCCGCTTCAAGAGGTCGAATTTTTCCGGCACCACCCACAGCGCTTCGACGATTACGTGAGTGGGACGGAAGGCGACAATCTCTCGTTCGATAGAATTGTTGTCGACGACCTCCACCGCCTTTGCCGCAACACCGCTGGCGTTCAGCTTGTCGACAATAAATCGCACTGAATTCCCGAGGCCGGACGAACGACTTGCCCCGTCAGGTGCGGTGTCCGCCCAATAACCATGACGTCTCTTGCATATGAACAGCAGCCGAAACAGGCTCATGCTTTTTTTTCGGGGTCAGAAAAGTGGTGAACGGTTCTTCGCCCAGCGGCGGAGAAGAATGAAGAGTAGAGTAGCCGCTTGTCGTGTTCGCCGGCCTGGCGCTTAGACCGCGTTTTCCGGCGCCGGAATGAAAGGCATACCGCCGAAATGTGCCTGGTTACCAAAGGTATTGGTGCAGGTGGCAAGGGTATGGTCGCATCCGGGCAGCAGCTGAAATTGATCGCCTGTCGCGGGCAGCGACAGAAAGGCAAGTTTGACGGTGACCGACTGGCCCGGGACAAACCCGGTGATAGTCCGCGTCTGGCCGGCGTTGGCGCCGCTCAAGCCGGTAATCGAGCCTTGTACATACGGGTTGCTCGTGCTCGGCGCTCCCTGGATCAGAGTTGATGTCGATCCTGAAGCGCAGCCAAAGGTCAAGGCCATGCTCGAGCGGTTGAATTGGCACATCGCATCGCCGAAGACATGGGTGCAGCTGGGCTGCCACAACCGTCGCGGCATCTGGATGTTTAACAACTCGAGATAGGAGCGGCATTTCATGTCGATGCCGGTACGGCTGCAATCGATATCACTGACCCGGCCGACAAACAGCACAACCGTGCCGACCACAATCCCGTAAGGCTGCATAAAGGCGCGCTCGAGGGTCAGATTGGCACCGTCGAACTGTCCGGTCCATGCTGCCTGCAGCCATGGGATCGAACCCAGCAGGTCGGTTGTCTTTGGGTAGATGTGGAGGGTTAGCTCGTCGACCTGCACCCCGGTCATCAATTTTATGCGCGAGCGCTCAAATCTGGGGCCGAGTTGAAAATCGCGCCCGCTGTTTTGATCACTGATGGCGGTATTGCCGCCTGAATAAAGGAACGTGCCGCCGCCTTGCAATACGAAGGTGTAGAGGTCTGCCATTGTAAACTGTTCATTAGAATTTAAGAGGGCCACGAGGGCCGAAGAGGCCGGCCTCATCTAATTTTCCTCAGCATCAGAGCTTTATTCAGAATACTGAGATAAAGATGAGCTTCTTAAGCTGCCACAATCGATACATGAAATTTTCAAAATCGCTTCGGTCTTCGACAAACCGACACCGAAACCAATACGAAAAATCGGCCGTTATTACGACGCCGTTTTGCGGCGGTGTTAAGAAGGAGACGATCCCGGTGTCGGGATCGACATTGTAGCTCGAGGCGTTTTGCACGATCCCGTCGAAATAGATCGCGTCGACCGTCTGGGGAGCGGTGATCGGCTCCAAAAAACCGCCCCCCGGCAGCTCTAGACCGATCGAACGCTGCAGCTGGTAAAGGTCAGTGCTCGAGTCGCCGGTGCCGATATATTGACCGCTGACCTCGAAGTCGGTGGGGTCCTGAAAAAGGAAAGTCCCGTAGGCGCCATAACAGGAGAGGTAAAACCCCATCAACGTGCGCAACTCGTCAAATCCGGCGTTCGGGTCGTCACGCAAGAAGGCGAACACGAGCGTGAACTGCCATAAGGGGTAGGGGTAGTCGAGAGTGCGCAATTCGCGGCCAGATACCGCGCGCTGGATCCGCGTTTGAAAAATCGGGGCTTTGGTCACGCTCCATGCAAGACCTGGCAGCGAAGGAAACACCGGGGTCATCAGCTGCTCCGCAGCGAAGAGCCGTTGCGCATGGCCTGGTTGAGGGCGGCCACCAAGCTTGCTCCATTGTTCCGGAAGAACGCCGCTACTGACTGTGAGTCCATCGCCGAGACTGAAAACGTAACATTGGGCGGACTGGTGGTGCCGCTGCCGATCATCGATTGCAGCCCTTGGCTGATATCCGCCGGCAGCACCATCTCGTTGGTGTGGAGCAGGGCGAGCGAGGTGTTGGGCACCATCCAACCGCCGGCGGCGGACGGGACAATTCCGCCCTTGGCAAAGCCGAGGATTGACCCGATGCCCTTAAACAAGCCGCCGAGCAGGCCGCCCGAGAAGAGACTGGGGACGCCTAGGGCGCCGAGGAGGCCGCCCGATCCGAAAAGACCTCCGGAAACACCCGCCCCCAAGATTGTCTCGCCGGCGCCGGCGAGGCCGCCAGAAAAATCCTGGTCGCCGCCGGATCCGGACCCGCTACTCAATCCTCCAATCAACAGGTTGCCCAAGCCGCCAAAGACACTCGATACCCCGGAGCCGACCAACCCGCCGACCGCAGCGCGCGCCAGACGAGCCACACCTTGCTGCACCGTGGAGGTTCCAGTCAGGAGCCCGGTGAGGGAGGTGTCGAGGGCACGCTCGACCGGTTGCGTCAGGCTTTGCCACTGTCTTTGGCTGTCGCCAGCCGCCTGTGCATCGAGTTTTGTCTTGTCGGTAAGATAGTTTTCGTAGGCGACATTCTGCTCGCCCGTCAGCTTTTGCTGAGTGTCGGCGTCGTCTTGGGCCGCGTCGAGCTTCTGGCGATAATAATCCTGCTCGATCGCCCAACGCGCGTCCAGGCTGTCTTCGAGTTCGGCGATCTGCTGAGTTGACGAGATCTGGCCAAGAGCGGCCTGCTCTCCGAGCGTCGCTTTTCTGCGGGCATAGGCCGCCTCGGCCGATCGTTCCTCGGCAGAAAGTGCCGCCAGCGCATCGCGCTCGCGCTCTGCGGCAAGTTGTTTTTCAAGTTCGTAAATATTGCTTTCGACTGCAAATTGCTCTTTCGAGCCAGCCGCGGTCAAGGCCAGCTTGTCCTGCCAAAAGGCCAACTCTTCGGCCTTCGAGCTGGCGAAGAACGATTGTTCGTCACTAAGACGACCTTGCAGCTCGGCGCGCCATGCCGCCAATTGGCTGGTTGTGCCTTGTGCGCTTTGGTCGGACGCTTCTCTTACCGAGATGCCGGGGAGTTGCGCGGCTCTGGCTCCGTCCCCGCGGCCGAGGTTGGCGAGCGGTGCGGTAAGGCCGGAGGTAGTCGCCTGGAGCGCGTTGATCGTCGTGCCAATCTGCGCCGCAGCCGCCGTGATGCGAGCCTGTGCCTGCTGAGCGGCGGCTCCGAGCGCGTCGAATTGCGCCGTCATCGAGCCCGCGGCATCGCCAACTGCGTTGGCGGCCGCCGCGAGGCCCGATTGCAGCCCATCGGTCCGAGCGGTTATGGCGATGCTGGTTTGAAGATCAGCCATGGCGTTCCCCGCGAGCCTGAAGGGTCTACTGGGTTGACTTGGCGCTAACGCCGGGCCTTAACGGGATTGGCACAGCCCGCTTCGGCGAGAGCCTTTTGACGCAGTTCGTTGATGTCGAGCACCGCGGGGCCGAGACCGGCGTTGACATCGCGCTTCTGAAAAGCCGGGCCGAGTTCCGCGACAAGTTGACCAACATCACGGGGCGCGGCGCTTGGGGCTCGCGCCTCCGGCGGCGCTCGCCGAACCCGGGCCCGATTTTTGCCCAGGCCAAGATAGGCACCGAGCACCAGGTGAACGGGGGGATGGTCAATCCAATAACTTACCAACTCCTCAACATCGAGGAGCGTCATCGCATCGATCACCGGATAGCTGTATCCGCAGGCGGTGGCGAGCAGGCCGTAGATCTGTTGCCATTGGTCGAGATCGGCTGAGCCCCCAGGCCGCGGCCGGGGGCTTCCGCTTCCCCCGGTGTTGTTCCAGCCTTGAGGCCCGAGCCGGTGAGCACCGCGCTGAGTACCCGACCGGCATTGGCCAGGTCCAAGATATTCTCCACCTCGTCAGCCGTGACGTCGGGATAATTGCGCTGCAATGCGGCGGTTACGATCTCAACCACGATCGCGATTTCGGTGTCGCCCATTTGCGTGTCGATCGCGGAAAGCTGACGGACTTTGGGCATCAATCGTCGCAATTGGCCTAGGGTCAACGGCGGAACGATCCACTCACATTCGCCGATGGTGATGGTGACCCCGGGTAACACCGGCCCCTCCTGTTAAAGCCCAGACCGCGCAGATTTCATTCGACAGTGCTCAGATACCCGATCGTACCCGACGCGTCGGCGAAGGCCATGAAGTCAAACTCGCTGATTGTCCAATCGTCGATTTTTGTGGGGATCGACAACTTGTTGGCGGTACAGGCGTTGAGGCGCAACGCGGTGCCGGAGCCACCATAAGTAGTGTAAAATGTCGCCTTGAAGGTTGGCGTCGTTCCCATCAGTTGATTGGTCAATGTTAGCCGATTACCTTGGGTATTCGTCAGGTACGTATAGGAAATCAGTACGGCGGTATTGGCGTCGGCGGCCGCAAACGAATAGACCCCGCTCGCGAAGTTGACCGAGTACTGGCCTGCCGCAGACGGGGTCGTCACCCGATTAAACCGCTCGCCGGTCGCTGCGTAAACGACGCCGAGATCGTCATTATAGTTTGAAGCGTTCGCAACTGCCACGGTGAAAGGGGTGGTGGCCGGGACAACCGCCGCCTCGAGCTGTGAGACTGCGAACTGGCCGGTTGTCGCCGGCACCCCGAAGAACAAATCGCTATAGAGCAGTCCCAGGATCTGGGCAAACTTGGCTTTTCCGGAAATCTTTCCCTGTCCGCGCGCGATCGCCACCGGGAACTGCAACTGTCCATAGAGCTCCTTGTCGGTCCAGTCGAAATCGATTTCGATGTCCTGCAGTATTCCGAACTGTCGCGGGCCGATACCGGAACCGGTCAGATCCGTGCGCTCGCCCCAAAGCGCGCCAGAGCCGAAGCTCAATTGCATTTTCAGATACTCCTTTCCTGATCGTCGGACGTGACCGACGAATTGGCCGTGCGCGGTCGAGTCAATAGCGTTTTGAGGGCCTCCTTGGCGGCGTGCGCGACGTTCCACGAGGCGGTGTCGCGGGCCACCGCCGAGCCCGGAAAATGATCAGCCCACCAACGCTCAATCAGCGCTGCGACAGCCTCGTCATTCGTTTGCGTTGGCGCCCGAACCGCCGGTTCGGCGGCATGATCGATGTCCATAACTCTGTCTCGCTGCTAGGGGGCAACCGTCGTACCCGAAGGCTCGTTGGGCGGTGGCCGGGACGACGGCCCGGGCTTGCGCCAATAAAACCCAGGTTTTAGGCGCACAGAATGACGATCGGGACGATGGCTACCGCCTGGTCGCCGAGGACGCCTTCGTCGGTTTCGACCTTGCCGCTGATGAAGGCGTGTTGCACCATATTGGGCAGCCCCAGATTTTGTACCCCGGTCGCCGCCGGGGCCAATGCCTGCTCGAGAGCGTCGAGAAGTGGGTTCAATATTGTCGACGGAGCGACATATGGATCATTGGAATGCGCATAGAGGTAAAAATCGGCGTAGAGCGTCCACACAATCGGCGCTCCCAACGCTTTGATTTCCGCCTCGCCACCCCTCTCGGCCATAAACAGAGCCGGCTGTTCGGCCGGGCTCACCTCCGACCAATGACGCATCCGCCGGTTGGCGCTGGCGAAATTGGTCGAGGCGGACGCCAATGCCCACAAGGCCGAATAGATCCTCTCACGTTCGATCACGTCAGCGACCCGCTATTGTCTTGTCGACGACGGCGCGGCCTCCGGGTGCGAGACCGGCAAGGGCTGTCTGCAGCACTGGGTGTTCCGATCTCGCGCGTGGCCGGGCATGCACTTCTGCGTCTCGAGGCGTGAGCGGGTGGCGAAAAGCAATCTGGGCCTGCCGGAGGCCAGCGCGAACGCCGATGGCACGACCCGAACCGCCCCGGAATGCCCGCACGCGGCGAGCCCGACCGAAGGACACCGTCGCAGCTTTGGTTCCGGAATGGGCCGCGAGCGAGCCGGCCTTGGATCGCGACTGACGACCGCCAATGCGAGGATGGGCGGCGGTGCGGCTTGGCCCCGAGGCAGAGGCTGTTGCCAGCCGGTTCCGTGCAAGCGCGGCAATCGTGCCGGTGAGCGTGCGGCCTGCCTGGCCGGCTTGCCTGAGCCATTGCTGGACGGCGACCACACCTTCGACGCTGATCCGGATCACAGCGCCGCCCCAACCAGAGCGGGGTCGGTCGCTGTTGCCGCCAACATTACAAAGCCGGCGGCAACCGGCGCTACCGCGCGGTATTGCTGCAGCAAGGTCGCCGTTGCAGCGCTCATGTCCTTTTGCGCATAGCTGACAGTTTCACCGCCGCCGAGAGCCTTGGAAACCTCGCCGACGCGGGTTCGCTCGCGATAGCGCAACGCGACCAGCTCGATGCATGCTTGGGAAAGTTCCGGCGGCGTCACCGGATAGCCGGCAGTGTAGGTCATCACGACATTCTGCGGGCGACGCGTGAAGTAATAACCCCGCAACGCGATCTCGGTCGACGAGAACATGTAGCCGGCCGTCAATCCTGTGCCCGGGGCGGGAGGTGGCGCCGGTGGGATGGGAATGCCGTCGATCGTAAGCGACTGCACCGCAGTCACCGGAAAGCAGGCGAATTGGAGGCGCTGGCCGCCGGTGCCGTCACGCACTTCCGTATAGTCCGCAGGGGCTATGCGGCGATTGAGCCAGGTCTGGATATATTGGCTGGCGGCGGTAATCAGCCGGGCGAGCAGGGCGTCGTCGGTTGGCGGAAATGCGCTCTGCCCGACTTGCAGCCAGGCCTTGACATCCGAAAGCGTTGTCAGGTCGCCATAGGTCATGGCGTCACACTCCCGCATTCCCCGCCCGATATTGCTGCGATCCGGTTGGATCCGGCTGCGGCGCCGCCATGGGCGGCGGCGTCGCACTGCCGTGCCGGTTGGCTTCGCCGCCCGTCGCCCGGCCCGTCGCTGCCGCGCCGCGGGCAACGGTTGCTTCGGCGGGCGCTGTGAAGCAGCCGTTGCGCCTTTTGCCGCATCGGCGGGGGCCTGAGCGGTTCGCCATAGCGTCCGAATGTTGAGCCCGGGTCGGCGTTGCGGCTTCGCAGGCATCCGGCGCATTGTCGGCGTCGATGCGCTCAAAGCCCGCGTTCCACAACAGCCAGCGCGCGACCTCGACCGGCACCAGCACCCGCCCATCGGGGCCGACGCGATAGCGCATCGTGCCATGCCCCACCTCGTCCTGGCCGCACATGGCGCGCAGCGCTATGAGCATCGCGACCCGCCGGTCAACCGTTGGCGATGTTGGTGATCACACCCATTGCAAAGGGGGCATAAACCGCCAGCACCTCCTCGGCATAGACGCCGACTTGGCGTTGACGAGTGGTGATCGGCCAATCGATCTGGTAATAATCTTGCCGGGTCTTGACTTCGGCGACGTTCGGCACTTCGTTGGACTGGTATTGGATCGGAAGATTTTCCGCCCAGCCGATAATTGTTCCCGGCGGTACCCGGGGATGGATTTTGATCGGGATCCGCAACCCGCCATAGATCGCAAAGGGGTTATAATAATATTGGACGACGCCGGACGCAGTGAGCTGGTATTCGCCGCTGCTGCCATCGGCTGGACTATCATACCGAAGCAACGGTCCCGAGGCATTCGAAAGCACTTTGGTGGTGATGTTTTTCAGCTCCTGGGCATTCACGTAGAGCACGGTCGGCGACAATTCGAAGTTGCTCCACATCGTCTGAAACATGTTGTCGATCTCGACAACCGAGCCGCGGCCCGAAGGCGTCAGTGCCGTACCGGTTCCCGCGGGGCCGGTCGCGAGAATATTGACATAGGCGTTTGACGCCGGCTTCAGGGCCGTGGTCAGCAATCCGTCGTAAGCGTAGCCGGGATTGGCCGAATAATCGGTGCCCGGGGAAAAGACCGTCTGCGGCTGGTTGCCGGCGCTGAGCGGAGCCGCCACCGCCACGCTGTTGATCGTCGTGATCGCCTGCAGGGTTTCGGTTCCGGAGGAGGTTGAAATATACCAGGCGTAGGCAACCGCGCCCTGGATCGGTGTGACCGTGCAATAAAGCGTCTGTCCCAGAGTTACCGCCTGGCTGGCCTCTCCGCTGATCGCAGACGCGCCGCCGTTCAGGGTATAGGTTTTGCCGTCGACACCGGTGACCGTTTTGGTCGTCGCGACACCGCCGACCAGGCTCGAGTTTTGATAACCTTCGAGGGTTAAAGCGACAACCTTGACGTAATAGGTCGCCGCCGGCAGCGTTGCCCCGGTGCCCGAAGCTGACAGCGACGGCGTGGCCGGGGTGCCGAGCTGCAACGACGCATTACCGGCAAGGATTGCCATCTCTTCCTTGAGCATCATTTTCTGCAGCAAGCGGAAGGTCATCCGCGCCTGGATGTCTTCGAATTCGCGGCCGGCGGAAATCGCTTCAAAGGTGGCCGCGTCTTCCTCGCCGATTGTGACATAGGTCGCCGATTTGCTCGACGTCGAGTACGACATTTGGCCCGAGCGTTGTCCTTCCGGTACCCAGCCCATGGCATCAAAGCCAGAGCCGATAATGGCATTGACTTGTCGCCAGTTGGTGGCGGTGCCGGTGCCGCCGCCAACCCGGGGCATCACATTGCGGATCGGTGTGACAAACGGGTACAGGTTCTTTGCCGGCGCCTGCAGATCATAGGCGACCAGCCCGGTCGCAGTGGAAATAGACTTGGCAAGATCGTAATTCGGTGCCGCAAGCGCCTGCTTGAGCAGCGCGAGCGAATCCTGGGTTATGGAATTCATCGATGTTCTCCTGGCTGGGGCCAACCAACAAACCGGCAGTCGAGCCCGCTAGGGGCGTCGTGCCGGCCTCATTCGCGACTGAAATCCTTCGCCGGGCCGGGTCCCGGCGGGTAGATTGGACGGGTATAGCTCGCCTTTATAAGCGCTAAGGTCTGCTCTTCCTTGGTCATTTTGGAGAAGGCCGCAGCCAGATCGTCTACAGACGGATTGCCGCCGCCACCGTCCTGCTGTTTTGATATCGCGGTTATCCCCTTTGAGAGGGCGACGGGCGGCAACGGGGCGCGGGCGATCTCTTCAACCCGCTGTGCCAACCGGTCGAGCTTCGGCAGAATTTCGTTCAGCGCTTCAGCCAGCGCCGGATTTGCCGACCGCTCCGCTGTCGGCGATTTACTGAGGCTACTGTGAGCGGCCATTCGGAAATCCGCATTGGGGTCCGGCCAGACCCCGCGAGCGCTGATGCCGTTGCACGACGCCCCGGCCGCTACCAGATGATCATGAGCTGTTGCAAGATGCGCGAGCGTCTCGCGTGAATGGCGGGCCCCGGCCTTTGCAGCCGCCATACAGCACCCGCCATCAGTCAGCTTGTCGAGGCACGTATGCGCGAGATCCATCAAGGCCTGATGGCCAGCATCCTTTTGCGCGAAGACGGCCGCGATGATGTCGAGCATGTCGCAGTCGGAGGGTGCATCAGGTGCGCCGGACGCCATAGGCACATTGCCGTCAAATGCCGACGGCCAATATGGCGACTCAATATCAAGAGCTGAGGCGCCGTTGCCCGTTGCGCCGGCGTCCTGCAGTGCGTCGCGCGCCTTGATCATATGAGCGCGTTGGTCAAACAGCAGCCCTTTCATTGCCAGACATTTGACGACGGCACGAAAGGCGAGATCCAACAAGGCCTGGTCAACATCGCTGTGTTTGGCCTTGGCGAGGATCGCCGTCGCCAATTTTTGCAGCTTTGGTCCGCGGCCTCGGCACAAGCCTGCAATGTGTACCGCGCCGCGAGCGCCGGCGGCCCGCATCACGACGTTAGCCGCTCTATCCTCGGTAGGCTCGCCCATTGCTCCGGCATCGTTCATAATCTCGCCGGTCTCTTCGGCGACCAGAGCATTTAAAAAGGCGCATAACTCGGCGATAATTGACTGCAATCGCGCGGGTTGCGGAGAATCGTCGCCTTCGATTGCGGCTTCGACGGCAAGGCTTTCCTGCAGCCAGTCTAGATCGAGGATGATCCGTGCGATGTGGCCAACATCGCACAGCGCCTTTGCCAAAGCACGTTCGCCATGCAGTCGCGCGGCCTTGGCGTTTTCCGCCGCAGAAGGTGGCCCGTCCGGGTCGATTTTCTTCTTCCAAGCGGCAATAATGCGCGCCTTGATATCGTGCAACTGGGCCGATGTATATCGCTGCGCATTGCGCGGCCGGTTGATGAAATTCCAAGCCGCACGGATATGGCTCTCGGTGTCGATCGGGTATCGCCTCTTGCCGTCGGCCTGATAGCCCGGGTCGGCGTATTCGACTTCCCCGTAAGAGGCGCCCGAAGCGGCGGCGGCCGGCGGAGATTGCGCGGCGGCGGCAATACTGGCTTTTGCCGTGGCCGGAACTGCAAAGCGCCTGGAGTTGGCCATTTCTGCCTGACACCTGAGGGCCTCGACTTTACCCAAATGCTGGTGGTGAGGGATACCGCAGGCCCAGATTTGGATCGGGAAGGTCGATGACGAGGGAGGAGGATTGGCCTGAGCGCCGTTTGCTTTCCAGTAGTCGAAAACCGCCTCCGGATTGGCCGGGCGATCGACCAATGATATTTCGTTCAACACCAGACCGGTGATGGTCTTGGGGTCGCTCGGATCACGCCGCGTGACCTGGCCGCCGATCGAATATCCTTTATAGACTCCCTCGACAATCTTTTGCCACGCCTGGTCGTCGACAATCTTGGCGCCGATATACAGGCCCTTGTTGTCGACCGTCGCTTCTTTGGCAACGCCAACGGCGGAGAGCTGATGCATCTCACGAATATTGGCGAATTTCATGTAATCGCCGAGCGCCTCTACCAACGCTTCACGTTTGACGACTTCGCCCTGGTCGTCGCGCGCCTCTGTGGACGCGTATCCCCATACCTCGCGCCGCTCGGCGTCGATCTTGGCGATCGGAAAGTAGAGTTTCATGGTATCTCTCGGCTCGTGAGGATGCATCGGTTCGCGGCCTGCGCAGCCGCAATGGCCCCGCGTCGAAATGCGCGATCAGCGGTGTTCGGCAAAGATCAGCCCGGCGGCAGATGTCCCTGCCGGGGCTGGTCTGGAAACCTGTATGTTGGGGCAGCGGCATGGCGCCGCGGATGGGCCGCGGATCAAGATCAGCTTGAAACCAAAAGGGTTGCGGCCTGTTCAAGCACCCGTCCATCGTTTAGCGCGACGGTTGCCCGCAACAGGTACCATGCGCCCGATGCAGCGGGCGGAAAATGGCCAATCTCGGCCACCGAAAACTTTCCGTGCAGCGTCTGCGGCGACAAACCCGGCAACCGCGCCGGCTGCTGCAACAGGCTTACGGCAGCCACAGACAGCACATGACTCTGCGGGTCAGGATCACACCCGTTTTGATAAGCGGGCAACAAAACGCAGGTCCAGCTCGTCGAGATGATTTCAGCCAAACCCGCATCCAGCGTGAAATCAAAAGCAAAGGTGTCGATCTCCCCTGGCGCGATCGGGTCGAACGGCCGAACGTTCACTGCCTCAGCCTCCTATGAGCCGGATACGAAGTCCCGATACTTGGAATACCGCGGGTGCCGCCGCCGGCGTTTGGCCACCAATCTCTGCCGGCAACTGGCTGTCGGCAGTCACGGCGACCGACATCACCCATTCGCCTTGCGTGCCGCCATAGCCGGGCGTGCTCACGACGATTTCGATCGGGATACCGCTGTCGCGGGCAAGCGAGGCGGTTGCGTTCGATTGGTTTTCGAGCGGCGCGTCAATCTTTCCGGCAGTGTCGAGCGAGATTTCCAGCGCCGACCGGCGGTCGCCCTTTTGCACGGCAAGCCATTCGAGGACGGCGACCGCATTGACCAACGCAGCGATGGCGGTGCTGCCGAGGATCTCGGCCGGATCGTTGCTGTCGATCTGCAGCGTCTTTTGCCACGCCACCGGCGCATTGGCATCGCGGCGCGAGCCAGCCTGAACTTCAAGGCGCGGTACGGCATCAATCGTGATCGTCGCGCCGCCGAGCGCTTCGAGCGCAAACCCCGTTTCGCGCCGTTGACTGGCGGCGAGCTCGCCCGATGCAGCGCGCTGGGAATTCTGCCGGGCGAGCCATTCGATCTGCGCATAACCAGGCTGCACCGTCCCGGCGAGTTCGGCCGGGGCGCTGCTGTCGGCCATGGCGCCGGCGTTAACTTCGAAAAGCGCCATGGTTCAATCGTCGCGACGGGTTGTGCCGCTGGTTTCGATGGGTGCGCTCTGATCGATGGTCTGCGGCGTCGTGGTTGTGCCGGTCCATTCCACGGGCGCAAGGCGGTCGCTGATCACGGCGATCGCGTAATATCGCGCGGCACGCGGCGCGCCGGGGCGATTGACGGGGCTGATCCACGGCATCGGCTTAGCGGCGACGAAAGCCGGCCGGGGCGCGGGTCACGACCCGCTTCGGACAGGGCGAGGTCAGCGCGGCGCCGGCCGGCGACCAGCAACTCCAAAAGCTCGTCATCCCCGGCGGGTTCTGCACGTTGGTGCCCCCATAGGCGGTCGAGCTCGTGGTCGGGCTGCCCTGCGTTTGCAGATTGACCGGGGCGCCGTTGGCGGTCACGTCGTAAATCAGAAACTGGTCGTAATTCGCGGTCGGGCCGCCCGAGCCGGTGCCGTTGTCTTCATTCGGCACGTAATTAACCTGGCCCAGGCCGACATTGGCGCTGGCCGGGGCTGAGCTGCTCCAGGTCCATTTCTGGGTGTAGTCGGTGACCGAGAAATTCCATTGCTGGTTTGTCGCACCGCAGGGTGTGGTGCAATTGAGGCTCATCTTGATGACGTCGCCGGGATAAGCGTCAAAGGTGCCATCCGACTGGCTCGAATGCGACGTGTTGAGGCCCCCCGAGATTACCGTCCAGTTCGGGGTGGTGATGCAGCCGCTCCAATTCGGGCAACCCGAGGCAACATTGTTGGGAAACCACACCTGGGCCACTGTGGTGTCGCCGGTGTCGCTGATCCCGACCCAGAGATCGTTGAACTGGCTCGATCCGCCATTCACCGGCGCAAATTGCACGGCCGGCATGATGATCGTCATCGAGGCCGAGGTGCACGGATTGCAGGCCGTGACCCGGTAGCCATCCCAATAAAGCCACCCTGCCTGTGCCGGACGCGTGCCGAGCGCCAGGCCGGCGGCGATCACGGCCGTCGCCGCGGCCAGCGCCCACAGCAACAACAGCCACAGCGCCCCGGCGAGCTCGATCAATCGCGTCGCGCCGAGCGGGCTTCGCACCGGCCGCTTTTCCCGCGCCGCAATCATCTTGCTCTCCATCAAAACGCGACTGCAATGGCCGCCCCGTCGCCGCCCGCCCCGCCGGCGCCCGAGGTGCAGCTGGTCGCATCGCAAGCGCCCCCGCCGCCGCCGCCGGCGCCATAGCCGCCGGCACCCCCGGCACCGGCGGTGCAGCTCGCGGTCGTGCACGCGCCGGCGCCGGCTCCCCCGGCGCCCGCCAATGAACGCAGGGCGATGATCGGTGGGTTGCCGCCGGCCGGGCCGTTCCCGCTCGAGACGCCACCGGCCTGTGTCGTCTGCGCGGCGCTGATCCCGCCCGAGCCGCCGGTGCCGCCGGCGCCGCTGCCGTTGATGCCGGCGCCGGCGCCCCCGCCCGGGCCGCCCCAAGAGCTATAAGCGCCATTGCCGGCAAAGCCGCCGGTCGAAGGAGCGCCGCCCGCCTGGCCGCTGGTATCGGCATTTGATGGGCACAATATCCCAAGCCCATTGGTACAGGTGGCGCCGCCAGCGTTGTTGTAACTGCCTGAGGTGCGGCCGCCGTAGCAGGTCAGATAAGTGGTGCCGCCATTGGCGAAGGTCGTCGCCCCGCCGGCGTTCGAGGCATTGCCATTGCCCGAGGTAACGCCGGCCGGCCCCGCACCGCCTTGCCCGACCGTGACCGTGACCGGCCAGGTCACCGAGCTGACCGGCAGCGTGATCTCGTTGTACACGCCGCCGGCGCCGCCGGCGCCCCCAGAAACGCTGGCGGTGGTCCCGGCAAAACCGCTGGCGCCGCTGCCGCCGGCGCCGATGCAGGCAAAGGTCACGGCATGGGCATAAGGCGGCTTGGCATAGCTGTAGGTGCCATGCCCGAGCCAGGTGGTCACGGCGCTGGCGCCGATCACCAGCGCGTCGTAATTGCCCGAGCCGTCGAGCGCGATGATCGCACTCTGCCCCTGGTTCAGGGTCATGGCGCTGGCGCCGACCGTGCCGGCGTAATTGATCGTCGAGGTTGTCGGCGTGATCGTCACCGCCCCGGCGCCATAATTGGCGACCATCAGCACAAAGCCGTTGTCGGGGAAGCCGGCCGAGCCGCCCTGCGGCAGGGTCACGGCCACGGCACTGGCGCTGTTGTAGGTGACAAGCCCGCCATTGTCGGTGGCGAGGATCGTGTCGCTGGCGCCGGTGACGGCGCGGACATTGGCCCCCGGCGCATACCAGGCGGCGACGTTCCAATTGCTGTTCGGCCCGTCGCAGGCGAGGATCACGCCGCCGAGATTGGAGGTGATCGCCACCCCGCTGGCGCTGCCGCCGACATTGCCGCTGGCGGCGACGATGCCGAGGTTGTAGGTCGCGGCGTTGCCCTTCTCGTCGATGACCCCGATCCAGGCGCCGTTGTTCGCGGCCCCGCAGGCGGGCAGCGTCTCGGTCTTGGCGCCGGTCGTGGCACTGCGCCAAAAAATCCAGCCTTGGTAATCGCGCGGGCTGGCGCTGTCGGCGGTACCGGTCGTAACCGCTCTGCCCGGGGCCGGAAATCCAAGCAACCGGTCCTGCGCGACTGACGGGCTGACAGCCGCGATCGACAGCGCCGCCGACAGCGCGAGCGCGCGCTTAGTTGTAGACATCGGTGACATAGGTCGTGACCTGATTGCCGGCGCTATAGGTGGCAAGCGCCACACCACTCTGATTGTAACAAAGGATCGTGATAAAGGTCGGCACGTTGCCGTCGGTAAAGATACCGCGCAGCCCGTGCCAGCGGGTGTAATAGGTCGTGACGCTGTTGCTCAGCACCAGCTGGTCAAGCAGAGCGAGGCTGGCGAACTGCGGGTCGTAGGCGAGCAACGCCGCCAGGGCGGCCGATTGGTCGCTCGACGATGTGGGGCTGATACCGCCCGGCCATACCGGGGTGGTGTTGTCCTCGCTGGCCAGAATATAGCGGCTGAAGGTGGCACCGGTCGTCGGCCCCGAAGCAAAGGTGATCTTCCATGGCGGGATGATCAGATCGCCGAGCGGGGCAGTCAGCGTCGCCGGCTGCACGACCCCGACACATTTCGCCTGGCCATTGGGAAGCCCCGAGAAATTGTCGCCCGAGGCGCCAGCGGCGCCATAGGGCCAAACCAGCGGGGCGCCGGCGGCGGCCCGGTTCCACGGATTGCTCATTCAGAGCCCTTTCAGCTCAGCGGGAGATCAAGACCGGTCAGCGCCCAGTTCTGCATGAACTGGGAGAGCGTCGCCGCCCCGGCCGCGGTGTTGTAATGCGCCTTGTAGTAGCCAAAAAGCGCCGTCACGGTCGGTGGTTGGGGGAGCGGCTCCGGCACTTTCCAATAGAGCAGGCGAGTCACGGCGACCGCATAGGGCAGGTTGGCGACCACATTGTGCGCGGGCGTCGTTGGCGCCGCCAATAGCGCGAGGGCCGACTTTTCCGCTCCCGACAGCCGCGTGAGCAGATCGTCGAGGGTTGCCGGCTCGACCTGCCCAATTCCCAGCGCCGGCCCGTCTTCCTGCACAAGGTAGGTGCCCAATAGGCTTTCCTGCGCGATCGTTCCCATCACCAAATAAAAGGCCGCGTCCGAGTAGGGGATGCTCGCCATGCGGTCGAGCCATTCCAGTGTCGGGATCACGACCTGCTGCGCAAACTGCTTGGCGTTGATGGTCATCGCCGCGCTGCCACAATACGAATGCCCCACGGGCCGAAATTGTGTTCGTCGGTCTGTTCTTCGCCGTTGACGATCGTCCGCATCAGACAAAGACCGGTTTCGACATTGGCGCTGAGGATCAATCCAGGGAGGTCGGCCATCGTGTCGCAGCGCACGATCTTGTAGAGCCGGCGCTCGCTCTCGGGGTCGGCGGCCGTCAGCTTCAGCGGCAGCATGGGCGTCGTCTCGCCTCAGGTGGTGGCGCCCTGCACGCGGATGTCGGCCGAGCCCTTGTAGGCGGCGGTGCCGGCCGGCAAGGTCAGGCGCAGCCAGATGCCTTGCGCACCGGCGCTGTTGGGTGCCGCCCCTGATGGCAAATTGCCGGGCGACGGCACGTTGATAAAGGCCGGCTGGGTCACGAACGAGCCGCAGCCGGTCGGGACAAAGCTCGAAATTTGCTGGCGCGGGTTGATGGTGTTGGTGTCGTTGAGCGCCGTGCACAACGCGGCGTCGAGCAGCGCCCCGGTCGGCAAGGTCGGGGTCTCGCTCGCGATCTCGATCTGGGCGCCGGTCAGCGCCGTCGCAGTGTTGTTGTTGACCGCGAACACCTTTTCAAAGAAATACCGGGCCGAGCCGGTCGGCACATCGGCGGCGGCAGTCCAGAACAGGCGTGTGACCGCGAGCACTGCGTTGGGGCTGATCTCGAACAACAGCCCTTGCACGATCTTATAGGTAGTCGTGTTGTCGGGCACCGTTCCCCAGTCGCGATTGATCGCAACGGTGTCGGTGCCATAGCCCGAGGTGGCAATAATCATGCGCAGCTGGTTGGGGCCGGTGCCGCCGCGCGTCCAGATCAGCATGCCGGGCGACACGCTGGCGCCGTCGCCGGACTGCAATTTGAACAATGGCGGGGTGGTGCCGCTGGTATTGGCCGAGCCGGTTTGTGCCGTGTGATAGGTCGTGTCGGTCGTGACCGAGCTCGCCGGCAACACGCAGGTATGGGCCATGCAGGCGACATCGCCGACCGCGGCGGTGCCGCCCGGATTGGTGAGCCCGGCGATCGCGCCGCCGGTGATCACCGCCGCGCCGATGCGCTCAAAGGTCTGCGAGCCGGTGACGACGGTCTGGCCGTTCAATGTGACAGCGGCCGGCGTCTGAATCACGCCGGTACTGTCACGGCCGGTGACCTGCGCTTTGACCGCGGTGTCGGAGGCCGAACTCGACACCCAATCCATCGTGCCGGCCGGCGAGATGTCGTAAAACGCGACGCGCTTTGTAAAATCGACCGCGCCGCCGACGGTGACGCCGTCGGCCTCGGGCATATTGGCCGAGCCATAGACGACAACGTTGTTTGGTGTGACGCTCATTTGCGCATCTCCTTAACGGCGGTACGTGGCCAGCCAGTGACTAAGCCGCATTGATGTCTCTCGCAGTGATCGCGCCGAGAAGCACGCCTCAACTGACAAACCCAAGGGGTTCAGTGGCGGCTCTTTGAATATTCGAACGGCCTGGGATGTCGGCTGCGTTGACCCGGCCCCAGGCAAGCCGACTGCTTTAACCGGGTCCGCTTTGAGCGCGGAGCCGCTGCACAATTGCGATGGTGGTGTCGATTATTGTCGGGTTGTGATTTGTTGCAGCGGGCGATCCCCGCCTACGATGCCCGGGAGCCCCAGCACGTTGCGGGCCTCGTTAAGCGAATAGATTCCGTCTTTGACATAGGTGTCGAGGATCGCTGCAAGATCTTTCGCATTCGAGGGCCAGACATCGGACCAGACGAATTCCAGGTCTTTATGCCCCATGCGTTCTTGTATGACGGTGTCGACAAGTCGCTTGACCCAGTTCGTCAGTGGCGCCAAGCCTTCCTCGATCGCGGTTTCCTGGGCAGATTGGGCTGTCGCTCGGTTGACTTGCGGTGTGAATGCGGTGGGCGGCAATGAGAATGCATAGCAGACAATCCGCGCCAGCCACTCGTCGAACTCGTCTTTGTAGGGCGCCTCTTTGAACGGCTGATATTTGGCCCCGGTCGGGGCCCAGATCAGTCGCGTACGATTGGCCGTATTGCCCGCGAGGATCGAGTCGAACCACTCCTGGAATTGGCGGATCTGCTCCGCATTCCAACCGTCGGGCGCATTGAGGAGGCCGGGCGGAACATTACCCTCGGTGAAGTGCTGTAACTGCATCAACTGCCGACGCAGGCCGATGTTGATCGTGACGACAATCTGCTCGCAGGGGCTGAACCCATAGGCCTTGTGCGGACGCATATTGCGCGGCAAATAGATAATCTCGTCGGCGGTCAGCAGTTTCCACGGCCGGCCGTGAATGACCTGTTCATAAGCCGGCGCCGGCGGCTGAGGGCGTCGCCCAGTGTCGTCGATCAGCACCTTGATCGTGGCGCCATCAACCACGTCAAGGCCGACAATCTCTTGGGTGCGGCTGCGCCTCACTTCGAGACAAGGCGCATCCAGCACCAACAGGTCTTCAAGCAGGTCGCGCAGCCAAGTGGCGAATGGCCGCTCGCCGTCGGGTCGGCGCCAGAACTCGGTTAGCTTGGCAAGCCGCCCCGAGGCGTCGGGGAGCGGAGCCACGTCGCGACGCACTCTGATCGTCCAGCCGAGCTTTTCGATCTGGTCCTTGCGCGTTTCGATCGCCAGGCGGGTGATGTCATGATGCTCGGCCAGCGCCCGAAGCTCCTCAAACCCGATGCGTTCATAGGCGCGGGGCGTATAGATCGTGTTATAGCCGACCGGAAAATCCCATACGCGTAGCCTTTCGCGCTCGGGCGGAACCAGCGGGTAGCCCGGAGAAAAGATTCCCTGATCGGGCTGGAACACCTGGCGATATCGGGTGATGTCATTTTGTGATCCGAAACCGCCCCAGCTGTACGAGGCGACTGGAGCCGGCTTTGCTTCCGATACGCTCATTTTACTCTCTCGGAAAACCTGTCCGTTACAGGCCGATCTCTCGGTCCTGCCCAGGAATTGGCTTGCGACCCAATCCTGGCGACCCTGCCGCAGCGCGACAAACATCTCCAGCCGCACTTGCGTCGGGGATCACCGGCCGGCTCTCGCAGCTCGGCCATAGGTTCGCCCAGTCGTTCCTAGAAGCTCGACAGGGCAGCGCGCTTCCACGTGTTCGGTGCGGCGCAGAAATAGATGTAGCTGCTGTCCGCCTGCAGTTGGCCGACATTGCACGCGGCGGAACTGCTGCTTGGCGTGCCGGGCGAAATCAAACCGCCGAGAGTGTTCAAGGTCTGTGGCGTCACGCTGACGACGCGAAAATTGCTGCCATCAAAGCGCAACTGGAGAAATTCGTAATTCTGACCGGGTGCGAGAGCAAGCGAGGAAACGGCGGCACCCCCTCGAGCCGGGACCAAGATCATCGCCCCGCCGCTCCCGGCGACCTGGACGGTCAGAGGCTTTCCGGCATCGCTCGAAAATCCCATCGTCCACCCCGGGGCGATCCCGCTGGGCGGCGGCAGGGTCACCGTCAAACCGCCCGTCGTATTGGCGCTCGATAGAGCGTTGCCATTGTCGCCGGGGCCTGCGACATAAGTTGCTGCGCTGGGGAAATTCCAGCGGTTGAGATCTGGCGTCGATCCATACATTCCGATCAGCGCCGCGGTGGCCGGGGTTGCCTCGGTGATCCGAAAGTTGCTGCCATCAAAGCGCAGCACCAGAAACTCGTAGTTGGCCGTCGCCAGTGATACGCTCGAGACCGAGCCACCGCTCCCAGGATAGAGAATATGGGCATTACCGGCGCTGTTAACTTGAACCGACATGGTTTTGTTGTTGTCTGTGGCCAACGCCATTGTCCAGCCCATCGGCAATGTACTGGGATTGGGCAGGGTTACTGCCATGTAAGAGGCCGGACTGTTGTAGTTGGAAACGGCATTGCCGTTGTCGGACAGCGCGGCGGCATAGCTGCTGACCGCGGGGAAACTCCAATGGGTGATCCCGGCTGTTCCGATCATGCCGTTGGCTTGGGCGGTGGCCGGGGTGGCTTCGATCACACGGAAATTGCCGCTGCCGTCATATTGCAACACGGCAAATTCATAGGCCCCCTGGCTGGTGTTGGCGAGGGTCATGCTGGTCGCGGCGGCGCCGCTGCCCGGCCACAGGAGATGCCCGCCGGAAGCGGCAGCGACCTGAACCGTCAATGGCTTGCCATTGTCAGTCGCAAAACCGATGCTCCACCCCGCCGGCAGACCGGTGACCGGCGGCAGCGTGACGGTTAGACCCGCAGCACTATTGTAACTCGACAAAATGTTGCCGTTGTCACCAAGCGTCGCTGCATAGCCTGAAGCGGAAGGATAAAGCCAGTTGCTCGGCCATGGCGGCGGCTCGAAACCCATGTTGAGACGCGTGTTGCGGGTCGAGGAAACCACGCGCCAATTGCTGCCGTCGGATTGGACGCGCAGATATTCGTAATTGCCGGCGCCAAGGGTCACCGACGAAAGGGATCTATTGCCGAGCAGAATGCCGCCCGTCGGCGCAATCAAGATCAACCCTTTGCCGTTGTCGGTGGCCACCGCCATTGTCCAGCCCGGATTGACCGCGGCGATCGGCGGCAGGGTGACGGTCATCGAACTGCCGGGCGTATTGTAGCTCGACACGGAAAGACCGTCGTCGATCGGCGCCGCGGTGTAGCTTGCGGCCGACGGGAATATCCATTGCGGCCGTGATCCGGTGCCCTCGACCGAGATACCGACCGAATTGGGTCCATAATTGACAACGGAACCGCCGTAATTCGGGTTGATGAGGGTGTTGCCGATGCTCGCCGTGGCGTTGACCGCAGTCGCGCAATCGAAATAGGGCGATACAAACGTGTTGAGACCGTTGTGAGTGAATGTAATCGCCAGACAGGTCGGGGAAACCTCAAGGTCGAGCGCGAAAAAGGTGTTCGAGAAATTGTAGCCATTCTCCAGCACGACGCCACGGCCGCCGACGCCGCCCGCAGTCGCCGCCCCCGAGATATGCGAGAATTGGGTCTGCTCGAACGCCATGCCGGCGGCACCCCCGGTCGTATCGCAGACCGCATAGATGTCGCTGTCGAGGACGTAATTGAACTGGCAAGCCCCTGCCAATGAATTGCTGCTGTTGTTATTGACCACCAGGTGGTCGATCTTGATCGAATTCTGGGCGTCGGAAAAATCGGGGCGGCCGAGGATGAACGCGTAGCCGGTGGTATTGGCTTCGATGTTCAGATTCCCCTCTTCTTTGAAATAAAAGCACCCGGTTGGTGAAGACGGAGTGCCGCCGGAGCATTGAATTTGCAGGGTTGGTCCGTTGGAGATCGCGCGCCCATCGATGGTGGCGCCGCGCGAGATCAAGCGAAACCCGGCGCTTGCTTGACCCGCATAGTCAACGACCAGGCCGGCGGTGATTTTGTAGGTGCCGGACGGCAGATGGACCGGCCAATTGTGGGTAATCGCGGCATTGATCGTGCTTTGGATGGCGTTGGTGTCGTCGTGGACATCGTCACCGACCGCACCATTGCAGCGCACATCGATCCACGGGCGTCCCGAGCACATCAAGGCATCGCCGCCGAGTGTGGCGGTGCCTGTCGTCGACAAGGTGGAAAAATTTCCCGGCGATTGCGCGAACCCGTTCGCGGCGTCGATCGTCGCGAAGCAGACCGCGAGAAGCGCCATCACTGCGTGTTTGAACCGCGGTTTCACTCTGTGCAGCTCCCTCCGTCACAGAAGGCCGCCGACAGCAGCCAGCTTTGCCGGACTGGCAGCAGCCTCCTTAGACGCTGTCAAGGCCCAAAGGCTCGGGCGGCTTCGCGTCGCTGTAAGCAGTGCCGGCTGCCGGCTACCAGCGCCGCGCCGCAAAGGCCTGTCCGGAGGTCGCACCGAACAGACTGACAATGCCGGCGGGCTTGTAGCCGGGCGGCGTCGCGAAGACCGTGCCTGGGGGGATCGGAAGCGAAGCGCCGCCCGCTGACGCGGTACCGACATCCGACACGTAAAGCGTTGCGGAGGAGTTATTGGCGACCAGCCAGCCATTGCTCGGTACGATCCCGCCAAACAGGATCTGTGCGGTGCCGCCTGACACGATTGCGCCGCTGCCGTCTACGGCCGGCGCGCCGGCGGCATTGATCACGGGAAGCGGTGCCGCGGCACTCACCGGCGTGGCGATCCCAGAGACGACGGCGGCCGGGGTATGTACCGGCACAAGATTACCGGCAGTGTCGAGACCGGTCGACAGTGACTGAACAGTTGTGTTGGCGTCCTTGACAAGCAGTGGCAACGCTCATCTCCTGACAGGCTCGGATGATGATTTGCCCGGATCGGCAGCCGTCATCTTATCGTTAAGCTGACGGTAGGCTTCGTAGATCCCGGCGGCGGGCATCGACAGAACCATAAGGTCGGTCAGCGCCCAAACCAGCGCGTCGACCCGATCGCGCGCGAGCCGCCGATGCTGGACCTCGCTTGACCCGCCGTTCTCGCGCGCCAGGTTGCACATCTGATCTTCAAGCCTCGGAAATGCACCGACATGATGCACCTTTCCTTGCTCGTAGAGGGCGGCGACCGGTTCGGCGCGGATGGCCTTGCCACGCGAGGCGTGGACAGTGGTAATCGGCAGATTGGGGTCGACGACGCGCAGGGTCGTCGCCACCATTTCGCCGCCATTATTGACCTCCGCGACGATCCGATCGGCGCGATGGGCGTGGAAGGCGGCGGTCGCGACCTGCGCCCATTCGAGCGGACGATAATGTCCCGACAGATCGGCCATCACCCAGCCGTGTCCGCGACTGTCGCGTCCGGCGACAATAATGCCCGTTTCATCGCTTTCTTCGCCCGAGCCGGCGGCAGGATCGATCGCAACAACGATCCGGCGCTGTTGTGGCGCGTGACGGGCTCGACTGGCCTCGATCAGGCTGCGGTTCCACAACGCGCCCGGCAAATCATCTAGAATTTCGGCGTCGATTTCTTGCCGGCCCAGATGGGTACCCGCGTATTTGGTAATGATCTGATCAAGAAACGCAGCCGCCAGGTTGGCGCGGTTGTCATAAGTGCTGCCGCGGGTGACGACGACTCGCGGATCCTGCAGTATCGCCCGCAGCAACGGCGTCGGCCGTGGCGTCGTCGTCACGACCACGCGCGGATCGCTTCCTACGCGCAAGCCAAACATCAGCATGTCCCATGCTTGCGGATAACGCCAACTCGCCAGTTCATCGCACCACGCAGCGTCATGCTGGGGCCCGCGCAACCGGTCAGGCTCGTCAGCGCTGTAGAGCGTGGCAATCGCGCCATTCGACCACGTCAAGCGACGCCGCGATGGCTCATATCGCGGCCGATCCCAATAGGGTGAGACGGCGAGAAGGCCGCTTTCGCCCTCGACCATGACATCGCGCGCGTCGGCCGCGGTCGGCGCCACCAGAGCAAAACGGCGGGCGCGGCGTGCGGCCACTCGCGATCGGACAAACTCAGCGCCGGTCCGGGTCTTGCCAAATCCGCGCCCGGCCAGCAACAACCATACTCGCCAGTCGCCGGGCGGCGGCAGCTGATTGGCGCGCGCCCAAAACGACCAGTCGTAGAGCAGCGCCCAAGCCTCATTCGGGCTCAGCGTGTCGATCAGGCGGTTGCGGAGGTCGGCGGGAAGCGACGCGAGCCAGCCGGCATGTGCGCACCTCACCCTGCCTCCGTTCGGTGCCATCGACGGTTGTCTTGACCGGACCGGGTTTTTAGCGAAGGTGCCGCTTCGCGGCGCCGACCGCCGCGGATATTGTCGGCAATATTGGAACCGGACGAAATGCTTGTGGTCTCGGTCAAGGACCGGCCCGTTTGTGCGCCGAGCAGGCAGGGGTTAGGGGATGTCTCGGATGCCGCGGCCGGCGCGCTTGCCGGTCGGCGGGTTCGGGCAAAGCGAAGACCAAACCGATCGCCGCTCGGCGGAACCTTGGCAACATGCGGCCGCGAGACGCTTGGCGCCCGAACCGGCCAGCACAGCACCGTTCTGACCGCCCCGCCCCGATCGCCGATTTCGCCAGTATGCCAATCTTATATCATAACGATCCCGATCGGTCAATCGCAAAATGCGTTTATCACAATTACCGCGGGCCGCGATAATGCGCTTCCAGCGCCCCCAGGGTAGCGACAAGGATGCCGGCGGCGGTCTCTTGGCTGATACGGCGGCCGTTCCACCCTTGCCCAAGTGCCCAATCCTTGATCGATTGTTCCCAGCCCACGACGTGCCATAGACACGAACCGCCCGGCGAGGAGGGACCCCCAACGGCAAGCAGCGCGCGCCAAACCTCCTCGCGCGCGGTTTCGATCCGCTGGGCCGGTTGCGCGTCGCGGTATCGAGGGCCGGCTTTCCCGGTTCTGGGTTGCAGATAATCCAGGGCCCGCAGCGGATCGAGCTGCGCCACCGCAAACCGCGACCGAAAATCTTCCGCGGCCTGGCGCATCGCGGCGGTGATTGTGCCGCGCCGCTCCATCGCGGTTAGGGTGTCAACGGCGCGAAATGGCCGCGCCGACCGCCCGTGATGGTCGGCAATAGCATGCGGTACTGGCTCGATCTTGCCGTGATTTCGGCGTTCGTCGGTTGGCGCGATTTGAGGCGCAGCGAGGGGAATGGCGGCGCGAGCGGAGCGAGGCATTCGAAACAAATCAAGAACACTTTTGCCGCGCAAAAATCCCCACCGTTTGCTCAAGACGCCGCAGAAAACGGGGCGGCGGGTGTCCAGCGCGGGTACCACGGCGGCCACCGACCATGCGCGCCAAGGCTTCGACCTCGCGCAGCGCGTCCTTTTCGGCGGCTGTTCCGCAGCCAAGATGGCATAACGCGTGATGCCGATCGCAATAGGCGGAACCCGGGCGGCGTGGCGCCCCGCAACGGCGCTGATTGGCGCTTTCGCCTGAGATATAGGCACACCCAAAATCGCTATCGAGGGGCGCGAGCGCAACCGCCGGCGGGATCCTCTCCATCGCCGTCTCCTCCTTTGGCAGGGCTTGTCAGCTTCACATGGCGATGATATCATCAACGGCAATTTAGTGTCAACCTGATAATTGCGTATATCGCATCAATGAATACAATCTGGTTCAATCAGGCGCTCGAACGAATCGGTGCCACCCAGGCCGATCTCGCCCGCCATCTGCGGCTCGCCCCGTCGGCCGTCTCGCGCATGCTCAAAGGCGAGCGGCAGATGAAACAACTCGAAACGGTTCAGATCGCCGGTTTCCTCGGCGTCAGCCCGGAAGAGGTGCTTCAACACGCGGTTGCCGAGAGGGTCTCCGCGGCGGTCTCTGAAACCCCCCGCGCCGGCCGTGGCCGCCCGCGCCTGGCGACCGGGCCGGCACCGCGAGCTGCGGATCTGATCCCGATCCGCAGCGCCGGTCGCGGCGGCAGCGATCAGGCCATGTTTCTGGAGGATGGTCCGATCGGCTATACCGCAAGGCCGGCCAATCTCAGCGGCGTGCGCGCAGCCTATGCGATTTACATGGTCGGCGACAGCATGGAGCCGCGTTATGAGCCGGGCTGGCTATTGCACGTCAACCCGTTCAAACCGCCGATCCGCGGCCGCGACGTCGTCGTCTACAAGCGCGGACAGGCGGTGCTGATTAAGCAGTTTGTCGGGTGGGAGGGGGAAACGCTGATCCTGCGTCAGCTCAACCCTCCGGAAACATTGCGCATCCCGCGGGCTGAGGTGCTCGAATGCCATCTGATCGTCGGCGCCGATCAGGAGGGATAGCACCCCTAGCCCCTCGCCCGCGGCGCCCTGCTCAGGCAGCCTTGGCTGCGGCCCCCTCGGCGATTACCAGACCATTCTCGCCGGCACTGACGCGAACGACAGCCCCATCCGGGATGCGTCCTTCGAGGATTGCCTGTGCGAGCGGGTTCTGCAATTCGCGCTGGATCACGCGCTTGAGCGGTCGCGCCCCATAGACCGGGTCGTAACCGGCGTTGGCGAGCCAAGACATTGCCGCAGCGTCGATGTCGATCGTAATCTTGCGGTCGCTCAAGAGTTTGCGCAGACGCTCGAGCTGGATCGCCACGATGCCGCGCATGTCCTCGCGCGACAATCTGCGGAACAACAGGATTTCGTCGAGCCGGTTCAGAAATTCGGGACGAAAGGCGGCGCGCACCGCCTCCATGACCGCTTCGCGCGCAACCGACACATCGGTCCGCTCCGGCAGCCGCGCCAGCGCCTCGCTGCCGAGGTTCGAGGTCAGAATAATCAGCGTGTTGCGGAAGTCGACCGTGTGCCCCTGGCCGTCGGTCAGGCGTCCGTCGTCGAGCACCTGAAGCAGCACGTTGAACACATCCGGGTGCGCCTTCTCGATCTCGTCAAACAAGATCACCTGATAGGGGCGGCGCCGTACCGCCTCGGTCAGGCTGCCCCCTTCCTCGTAGCCGACATAGCCCGGCGGCGCCCCGATCAAGCGCGCAACGGAGTGCTTTTCCATGTATTCCGACATATCGATGCGCACCATCGCGCTTTCGTCGTCGAACAGGAATTCGGCCAGCGCTCTTGCCAATTCGGTCTTGCCGACACCGGTCGGGCCCAGAAACAGGAACGAGCCCATCGGCCGGTTCGGATCCTGCAGGCCGGCGCGCGCCCGGCGAATGGCATTGGATACAGCGGCCACCGCCTCGTCCTGGCCGACCACGCGGTGCTTTAGGGCTGCCTCCATCTGCAGCAGTTTCTCGCGCTCGCTCGACAGCATTTTCTCGACCGGGATGCCGGTCCACCGCGACACGACCGCGGCGATGTGCTGCTCGGTCACCGCCTCCTCGAGCATGCGCCCGGTTTCGGCCGCTTCCACTTCGCTGAGCTTGCGCTCGAGACCCGGGATGACGCCATAGGTCAGTTCACCGGCACGGCTCCAGTCACCGCGCCGCTGAACGATCTCGAGCTCGGCGCGGGCCTGGTCCAATTGCTCTTTCAGTTTTTGCGCACCGGCCAGCTTCTCTTTTTCGGCGCGCCATTGCGCAGTCAGCTCCGAGGAACGCTGCTCCAGCTCCTCAAGTTCTTTGACCAGCTTGCCGAGGCGCTCGCGCGAGGCCGGATCGCTCTCCTTTTTCAAGGCCTCACGCTCGATCTTGAGCTGCACAATGCGCCGGTCCAGCTCGTCGATCGCCTCGGGCTTGGAATCGACCTCCATGCGCAAGCGAGAGGCCGCTTCGTCCATCAGGTCAATCGCCTTGTCGGGCAAAAAGCGGTCGGTGATATAGCGGTTGGACAGGGTCGCAGCCGCGACGATCGCCCCATCGGTAATCCGGACCCCGTGGTGCAGCTCGTATTTCTCCTTGATGCCGCGAAGGATCGATATCGTGTCTTCGACCGACGGCTCGTCGACAAAAACCGGCTGGAACCGACGCGCGAGGGCAGCGTCCTTCTCAATGTTCTTGCGGTATTCATCGAGGGTCGTGGCGCCGACGCAATGCAATTCACCGCGCGCGAGCGCCGGTTTGAGCATGTTCGAAGCGTCCATCGCTCCTTCCGCCTTGCCGGCGCCGACCAGCGTGTGGAGTTCGTCGATGAACAGGATGATCTCGCCCGCAGCGGCGGTGATCTCGGCCAAGACCGCTTTCAACCGCTCTTCAAACTCGCCGCGGAATTTCGAGCCGGCGATCAGGGCGCCGAGGTCCAGCGCCAGCAGACGTTTGTCCTTCAACCCCTCGGGGACGTCGCCATTGACGATGCGCAGCGCCAACCCTTCGACAATCGCGGTCTTGCCGACCCCCGGTTCGCCGATCAGAACCGGATTGTTCTTGGTCCGCCGCGAGAGCACCTGGATTGTCCGGCGGATCTCCTCGTCGCGCCCGATCACCGGGTCGAGTTTGCCTTGTCGCGCCGCCTCGGTCAGATCGCGCGCATATTTTTTGAGCGCATCGTAGCCTTCCTCCGCCGAGGCGCTGTCTGCTTTGCGGCCTTTACGCACCGCCTCGATGGCCGCGTTCAGCTTTTGCGGCGTCACCCCCCCTGCGGCGAGCGCACGACCGGCTGCTGTCTCTTTGGCCAGGGCCAGCGCCAGCAACAGCCGCTCGACGGTGACGAAACTGTCACCGGCCCGCGTCGCGATCTCTTCGGCTTGTTCGAAGACCCGCGCGATCTCGGGCGAAAGGTAGACCTGTCCCGCACCCGAGCCTTCGACCCGCGGCAGCTTGGCGAGTTCCGCCTCCACCGCGGTCAGCACGGCGCGTGGGTCGCCCTCTGCGGCCCGGATCAGGTTCGCCGCGAATCCTTCCTTGTCATCGAGCAGCACCTGCAACAGGTGCTCGGGCGTCAGGCGCTGGTGACCGCGTCGCAACGCCAATCCCTGCGCCGATTGGATAAACCCTTTCGAACGCTCGGTATATTTTTCGAATTCCAT